CAGTAATTTGTCATGTTCGTTTTTTCTTTTATATATTAAAAAATTAATCCAAGATTATCAATTGTTATATATTTATTATATAAAAGAAAACAATATACTATGAGTAGATCAAAATCAAATATTAAAAACGAAATTGATAATGAAGTCAATGAGTATAGAAAAAGTAAAATAATGAAGAGAAGTTCTTTGAATAGAGAAGAATTTCAAAATTCAAATAGAGTAACTCTTTCAGAAAAACAAAATGAATTATATAAAAATATTAGAACAAATACACTAACAATAGTACATGGTCCAGCTGGAACAAGTAAGACCTTTACAAGTTGTTATACCGCTTTATCTCTCCTGGCTGACAAAAAGATAGAGCAAATTATTATAACTAAACCAAATATAGAAAGCGGTCCATCATTAGGTCTATTACCTGGTACAATAGATGAGAAGATTGATCCATATAAACAATCATATTATACAAACTTTTGTAAAATATTAGATAAAAAAACAATAGATTTCTTATTCTCAACAGAGGAAATAAAATTTGAACCATTATCATATATGAGAGGATCTACATATGATAATTGTTTAATGTTGTTAGATGAATGTCAGAATTCTAGCATATCTCAATTAATGCTATGGTCTACTCGACTAGGAAAAAATTCAAAGGCTGTTATGATGGGAGATACATCACAATATGATGTAAGAAAAAAAGATTCAGGATATATTGATTTTATAAAAATGACAGATAATATGGATAATCTTTGTTCTTTTCAATTTCAAAATGAAGATATTGTAAGAAATAAATTCCTAATAGAACTAACAAATAGATATGACAAATACAGATATGAGAAAGACATTTAACATTAAAAAAACCACTCATTAATGAGTGGTTTTTTTATTAGTTTTCATCCCATTCAGGATCGGGTTCTGGTTCTGGCTCAACAGAACCGTTACTTTGAATTAAAATATAATCATAATTCCACTTTCTACTATTAGAAAAGGTTCCTTTATATTCATTAAAATATTTAAATGTATCTAAATATGGATAATACCTAAAGTCACAATTTTCTAACTTAACAATAAAATCAATTGTAGATGGAACACCACCAATATCAAATATTTTTTCTGTTTTTGCACTCTGAGTCCATTTTGGAATATATCCATTTTCATTAGCCCATTTCTTAAATAAGATAACATCATGATCATAAACAGAATAAATTCTATCCATTATTTTATAAGTATTACCTTCAAGATCAACAACATCATTCCAAAGAAGAGCTCTACATCTTACTTTATTATCAACTAAAAATACAGCCATTTTAATATTAGGATTTTTAGCATAAATTTTCATATACTTATTACGGTCATAATATCTCATACAAGAATTCCACAAAGATCCAAATCTATTACCATTTGGTGCGTAGTAATTTTCTTCCAAATACCATTTTAATATTTCATCACCTTCTACTATTTTAATAGATTCAGTAGTAGCGTTAAAATATGATTTAAAAGAATTAACAAAAGATTCAATTGTTTGGTCATTAATTGAAAATGTACTAAAAGATTTTTCAGAAATAAATTTTCTAATAAATCTGCCTATTTTTATTTTAACTCTACCTATTCCTTTCTCATAAGGATCAAATTCATCTACTTTACTATACTTTGATTTTGGTAAATAAGATAAAAAATCATCATCTTCTTTTTTGATAAAATTACCTTCTTCTAAGATTAAATCACCACTTCCGTGTATTAGGATATCAGATATTTTATTTGAAGTCAGTGACAAGAAGTCAATCATTTCTGAATTAAAAATAAGCCGTTTGAACATTTAATATATAGTTTTATGAAGTTTCTGCTTGAATATAAATCTTTTTACAATGAAGGTGACATTATACTTATTGAATATTGGTATAATGATATGATAACTCCTGTTAGAATCATTGAAAAGGTTTCTAAACAATCTTATAAAGTTACTCACAACATTCCTAATTCTAAAATTAAGAATGCCCCAGATGAAATAATAAAAACAAAGGATATTATTGATATTGCTCGTTAACATATTGAACTAAATAAGTATAAAATAATTTATCAGAGTTATTATCCATATCCAAGTATTGTTCTTTTATAACATCTAAATCATCTTCTGTTAATTTACCAACAAATTTAGACATAATCCAATCATAAGAGTCTCCTCTTTTATTAGAGTTTGTATTAACAATTTTTTTATTTTCAGTGATATCAATTAATTCACCACCATTATCATAGTATTTTCTACCTTGTTTCTTAAAAGATTCACTTTGGTCATACCAATCATCGTGATATCCATAATCCTTTCTAGTTGACTTTTTAGTTCCAAAATCACGACTTCTCCAATTATCATCATCACTAGACCATCTATGTGTTGGTGTTGTTTTTCCATAAGAACCATATCCATAGTTATGAGATTTGTATTCAGTTTTAGTCATATCTCTTTTAGTAACTAAATCTTCCCAATTAACTAATAAACAAGCTTTTGCTAATTTTTGTAAGTGTTCAATATCTTGTTTTTCACCAGTAGTATGTTCTTTATAATAACCAACAGATAAATTAGTACACTCTGGAATAATATCAACAAACTCAGCAGAGTCAGTGTAAATACCAGTATCATCTGTTTTATAAGATAATCCAGATTTATTTAATTTTTTTGCTAATTGTTTACCAAAATCATCTGAACAGCATCTTGATGAAGATTGATAAGTAATTACAGAATCTAAACCTCTACGGTCAAATGAAATCATTCTATCATATTTACCTTTGAAGTCACCATATTTAGAAGCTAATCCAGATCCAACACAACCAACTTCTTCACCTATAAAGAAGTAGTATAATCCAGGAATATTATGTAACATCATCCATAACATAATAGTCATACCTGCTTTATCATCTGCTCCTAAAATAGTTTTACCATCTGTTTCAATCATGTTACCTCTGAAAACATGAGATACTGAAGTGTGATCTTTACAAGCAGTGTCTAAGTGAGAAGAAAATATAGTTCTTGATTCACCAATTTTTATGAAATAGTTTCCGTGTTGGTCTTTTTGAATTTGTTCAGGAAATAGACCAGATTTAATCATTTCTTCAGCTAATACATCTTCATATCCATATGGATATGTATTTGAAGTTAGTTTCAAAAATGTTTCAAATATAAAGTTATCTTTTTTTATCACTTTTATTTAGATTGATTATACAAATATACGGAATTTTAACTGAAAACAAAATTATTAGTAACAATAAATAAATAATATATAGAGATATGAGTTATGTTATTGATAAAGGAATGGAATGGGATGGTATTTACAAATATACCACAGATTCTGGTATTTCTTACATGGTTAAAATACATGAGACTGCACCTGGATCAGGTTATTGGACAATTGATTTTATAAAACTATCTAAAGATTCTGGTAATGTTAGAGAAGTTTTCTCTATTATGAGTATGTTAATGGAGTTGAGTATGGGATATGCTGATATTAGAAACATACAAAATGTTATTATCTTCATAAGCGGTGAAAATAGAGAACAAATTAATCAAAAAACAAGAATATTTACCAGATGGATAAAAGATTATTGGAACTATCAAATTGTATCAAATCCAGAGGTAATTATTCCTGGTAAAAGAGATGGTAGAATAACAATTCCAACAAATGGGATATTTATGACAAGAAAACAAGGTTTAGTAACTCCTATTGAGACTACAACTTTATCAAGTGTTGAAATTAAGTTCTGTTATAATTGTGGAACTGAAAATAACAATTTTAAATTCTGTCCAAAATGTGGAACAAGTTTACAACAAGAGTAAATATTTTTTATATATAATTTAGCTGTTCGCTACACTTATGTCGGGTATCAATTGGATATCGCTGAGATTTTGAAAAGAATCAAAGATATAGGATAAAATAAAAAAAGAATAACTATGGCAAAATCAATTGCACAAACAGGCACAAAACCAAGTGCTTGGATCGTAACTCCTAGCGACAAAGGGAGAAAATCAATTAAAAACGGAAAAACATTCTTAAATGACGGAGAAGAATTCGAAATTGAATTGTTTAACCCACTAACCGTTTCAGTTCTATCTGATATTAAATTAAACGGTCAATCAATCTCAAAAACAGGATTAGTTTTAAAACCAGGTCAAAGATTTTATCTTGATTGTTTTGTTGATGATAAAAAGAAGTTCATCTTTTCCACATATGAAATAGATGGTAGTCAAGAGTCATTAGACGCAACTCAAAATAATGGTCTTTTAGAAGTTTTCTTCTATAAAGAAGATATTATCACTTTAGATAACTGGAAAACAAAAATGGATAAAGTAATTATTGAGAGATATTATCCCGTTTACTATCCAACTTATAGATCTTACCCATGGAATAATATCTATTGTGGTGGTTCTTTTGGAAATGCTGGATATGGTACAACTAATTGTATTATTGGAAACACTACAACTAATACATCCAATATTGCATTTGGTGGTACCACAGTAACAAATACGACTATGTATACATCAAACTCAGCGGATTTATCTACAACTCCCATATCAGCTAATATGATGTCAGATTTGGAAACAGGTAGAGTTGAAAGGGGTTCATCATCTTCTCAAAAATTTACTGAGATAGAAATGGACTTTGAAAAGAATTATATCTCTTCAACTATTATCCAAATCTTACCTGAAAGTAGAAAGCCAGTAGAGGTAAGTGAGATACTCAATAAAAAAACAGGTGAGATTAATTTTAAAAATGATCCTACAAAAAAGAAGAAATCAGGAACAAGTGGAGAGTGGCCTCATCAATATGAAACTAATACTGACGGAGTAATAGAACTAATCAAAAAATTAGCCGATTTACATTCAGCTGGTATCTTAACAGATGAAGAGTTTTCTGAAAAGAAATCAGAATTATTAAGTAAAATTTAAAATAAATAAGTGAACAGCTAAAAAAGAGAGACAAATAGTCTCTCTTTTTTTATATATAGTATATGAAGTTAAAGAAATATATACAATTCATAAAAGAATCTATTAAAGAAGATATAGAAGAACAATCTATCTGGAAAATATCAGAAGATGAGATTCAAGATTATCTAAGAGATTTAGATGATGAAGGATATATTATAGAAGTTGAATTTGGTTTCTGCCAAAAAGTTACTCAACATAACTACAATAAACCCACAACAGAAAAAGATGTTTTTACCGAAAAAGTTTTAGCAGGTGATTCTATTAGACCAGCTTATTGGATTAGAATATCCGAAAGTGATAGAGTATCTAATGAAGATGTTAGTGATTCTATTAAATTTGCTTATAGTATAATAAAAGAAAAAGCTGATGCTGATATATCTATACATGATGAGGATGGTGATATTGGTGATATAGAAGGAATTGAAGTTAAAGGAGGTTTATTCTTTACAGATAATTGGAATTCACCTGAACCAGAATTATTAGAGGCCGATGGTTATATATCACTATTTGTTAAACAAAAAGAAGTAATTAAATTCACACAAGCTGATTTAGTTGATTATTACGAATGGGAAAGTGGTTGTGAAGTAAAAGGCGATAATATTTATATTGAAGTTGATATAGAAGATATGGCGGATGTTATGTTATCGAGAAATTCAGATTATAAAGATATTTTAGTAAAAGGAGAAGAATCTATGTATGATAATTACCACGGACACGATTATCAACCTGATATACAATCAATGTTTCAATATTCACTAACTAAAGAAAATGAAATTCTTTTAGTTAAATCCATGATTAAAGAAATTGGAGGATTAGAAATTTTTATATCAGAATTTAAAAATGAAAATTTAGAAGGAAAATCAGAAGAAGAAGTTATTGAATTTTTATTAAAGGAAAGATTCTACGAAACATTAAAAAAATTATGTAAAGATTCCGAAATATGTCAAGAAGTAAGACAAAATATTGGAGACTGGGAGATGAACGCACATGTTGATAGAAACTATAAAGAAGTTCTTGATGAATTTGATGAAATAGTTGAAAAGGAATTCTCATACACCAAAACAGAAAAAGAAGTTACTAAATATTATACATCAAAAGACACTGAAGGTAATCAAACAAAGAGAGAATATCAAGTAACAGAAACATTTTATATAATTCAATTTAATAATGATTGGACTGAAAATACAGATGCAGAATATTTAAAAGGTAGAGACTTAGTAGACTTATTCAAAGAATATTGTGGCGAAATGAGTTTTAACTACAAAATAGAACCTCATTTTTCAGATTGGGGAGATGTTGATAAAGTAGCTTTAAATAAAGATATTAATTCAGACCTAAAAAGATACTTACCTAAATAATTATTGATTAAGATATTCTTTAATCTTCATTAACATATAATCTGTTATTAAGTCTGATGGATTAAGTGATTTAATATATTTAACATCTACTTTTACAGATTTACTAATATCTTCAGCTTTAGAACCATCACCTTTAGCAATAACTTCATGATAATCTCTTTCAGTTAAAGTTAAAATATAAGGATAATATTTATTAGCTGTTCCTTTAGTCATAAAAAGAGGTTTCATTTCTTCTAATTTAAAATCTTCTCTTAAAACAATACCAGCTTCTTCTTCTAATTCTCTAACAATAGCCATTTCTGGACTTTCACCAACTTCTATACCACCACCAACTAAAGTAACATGATATTCTTGACCATCTACATACTTAAATGTAGGAATATACTCATATCTTAAAACAATTTGATTAGTATCAATTAAGTAAGGAATACAAACCGCGATATCACGGTCTTTTATTACAGACCAATCTTCAAACTGAACAATTTTTATATTTTTATCAGAAAAAAGAACCTTTTCTTTTCCTTCTTTAAATTCATCCTTTGGTTTTAAACTACTGAACCTCTCCATTAAAATATAAGTTTTTCTTATATATTAAAATAAAAAAACCACCTATTTCAGATGGTTGATTTTAATTAGCCAAACTTGGCTATATTTTTATATTTCTTTTTAATATCTTCTATCTCACTCATTGCCTCATTAAACTTACCTTTAATCTCATCATTTACGGTAAAGTCTAATATTATACCACAACCTGGACAAATAGATACTGGGTGTTTGATTATAAATTGTAAATCCATACCTAATGGAGTTTTACAAGCGGGACAAGGCATTGGCATAATTTATATATTATTTTTAAGTAGTTCCTGGATCATCTAATTTCTGAATATAAGAATCTATTAATCTTGATATCATTTCTGGTTTTGTATCAGACTTAAATTTAACTTTGATTTTAGCCATCCCAGAACCATCATCATTTCTACCAGAGTCAACTTCAATTGATTTAATATTATGAGTTGAATCTGTACTAATTTTTCCGTCTTTTTTATTTTTAAAAATACCTAACAAACTTCTTTTAAGATCTGATGCTTGATTATCACCAATAACCAATCTTGCTTCAAATTCAACATCTAATTCTTCTAATCCTATAGATGAATGGTCAGCTAAAATATAAAGAGGAACATCTATATCTCTTTCACCTATTTTGAATTTTTGAATTTTAGGTGTGCCATCAACATTAAAATAATTAACTAGATTACTTATGTGTTGTTTTTCGGTAATACTTTGAGCAACCATACCGGCTTCAAGTAATCCACTAACTAATTCTTCGATATTTAATCTCGCCATTATTATATTCCTTTTTGTTTATAAGAAAAAAAGTGAATAAAGTTTTAAGAAAAAAAAAGAGACTAATTTCTTAGTCTCTTTTTAATAATATTACTGATTATTTTCCTTTAGTATCTTCAGTAAGTGGAATTAATGATGGCTCTAACATTTGTGTTAGGTAATCAGATAATTTCAACATACCCTCAGTTGCGGGTAATTGTTCAGCATGTACTTTTACATTATACTTAGCTGAGTTATCAGTGCTACGAGTATTTTCTTTATGAGTAGAAACTTTACCAGCCATAGAAACTGAATATTTCATTCCCCAGAATCCACCAGATGCTGAAACTGAAGCCGAAGTTTCTGTATCAGTGCTTGATTTATCTACTTCTGAAGTTTTTACTTCCATTGTAAATTCAATATCAGCTGATGTAATAGCTAATGAAGGAAGTGGAACCAAAGGTAACATAGGAACTTTAGAATATAAAGTTTGTATTGTTTGTTCTCCAGTTGCTCCATCTGTTACAACTCTGTTCATTTCAACGTCTAAAGATCTTGCTGATGTTTTTCCGTCTTTGTCTGTTACGAAAGCAACTTCAGAAATGTATTTCCAAGTTACATCGTTTAATTTTGCTTGTCCTTTTGCCATACCAACTATTGGAGAAACTATTAAGTCCTCAATCGGTAATCCAGCGAATTGTTGTGCGATATTATCTGCCATATTAAGTTTTATTTTTATATATCATATTAAAAAAGTGAAAAATCCTCTAAATTTTTATAAATTTAGAGGATTCCCTTTGTAATAGAGGATTATAATTAATTAGTGAAAATTAAAATTTTTGTATAAAATTAATACTTGTAGTTCTTTGTAGGTTTCCTTGACTTTAATTGACTTTTAGTATTATTGTTTTCAGAAGTACCTAATTCTAATTTAGCATTCATTCTTTTCATTACTAAACCCTCAATCATATCTATTGGAGTCAATTTATCAAATAAAGGTTTGAAACTATTATAATAAGATTTAACACGGTAAACATTTTCAGATATTCTATAAAGATAATCTTTTTCAGAATCTACTTGACCATATAATTTATCTAATAACTGAATTCTTTGTTCAAATGTATCACCAACTAAATACTCACCATCAAATGTTAGAATATCAAATATAACAAACTTATGATTAAATACCTGACCATTTTCATCAGACTTTGATTTATTCATATACTCACCATTAATTACCATCCACTCACCATTCCCACAGTAAATATCTTTAATCTCATTATCAGTAAGTTGAAAGTTAGTCAGTCTTTGACCATGTCGGTTCATAACAATGTGTTTAACTCCATTAGTATAAATAGTAGTATTTGAACCATTTAACTTTGGTTGAGCAACTAATGAACCATTATCCCAAAATTCTAATTCACTATCTTGAATTGCATTACGAGGCCTTGGTGGAAAAATATATCGGTAGTTTGTGTATTTTGGCATACACAAATATACTAAATTCTTTCCGGAGTTCCAATAAATATTCTAGTTAAATCCTCATTGTGTTTATCAGATTTACCTTCTATAGCCATTTTTATTTTAAGGTCTAATATCTCAATTGGATTATGAATTCTAATATATCTACTATTTAGAAAATCACCAACTTCTATTTCTGTAAAATTAGATCCAAGGTCTTCAAAAAAGTCAACTTCATATTCTACTTTTTTAGAAAAAATATTTGGTCTATATTTAAAAGATTTATAACCTAATCTATTTGTAATTTCAAATTCATAATCATCTTCAATATAAGAGTATCTATCTTTGTCTTTAATCAGAATATCAATATCACTTGATTCTCTATGTAATAAACCAAATAATCTAAGAGCAATTGATCCTGTTAAAATATCATCTTCTCTAAAAGTGTCTTTTATAAAATCTAGTTCCTCACTTAAATCATCAATAGCATCATTAGTGATATTAAAAACAATATCACCATTCATAACTTTTAGTTTGAAATCTCTAAATTCCCTGACCAACTCATCTGGAGTTAGCCTACCATACCATCTATCCATTATTTTGTATAAGTGTTAAAACATACAGAAGCATATTTATCATAGTCTTCTTTGTTTATATTTATTCCAAGTTTCTTAGAAAGTTTAAATCCTTTCTCCCAAGCTTGTATTTCTTCTCTTAGTTGTTTATACTTATAAAGAAGACCTTTTGTGTGCCTACCATCTAAATATCCTTTATTAAGTATTTTATAGTTCTTATTATAAGATTTTTTATCAGATACTATAATATGTCCACATTCATGTAAAAATGAATACATAATTTTATCTTTATTCTTTTGACCACAGAGAGTTATCTCTTTATCTGTATAGTTAACCTCATCAATTCTTGAAAATCTTACAGTATAACCATGAGATTTTACCCACTTTTCTAACTTCTTAAACTCTTTATCTTTATCCATATCCATTATTTATACAAATATACGGATAATTTACTCAATTAAGGAATCTTTTATTAAGTTTTCTATGTAGTCTTTTATACTGATATTCTTATCTTTTAGATGTTCTTTTAACTTATCATAGATGTTATCATCAATTGTAATAGAATTTTTTTGTTCTATTAATGTATCAATTTTTGTCTGTAATTTATTAAACAAGAAAACAATATCAGATGCAGCTACCTGTGATTCTTCTTTTTCCCTTTTAGGTTTTTCTTTTTGCTTAGGCTTTTCAGGTTTCTTTGGTTCTTCTTTTTTAGGAGCCTTTGATGGGTCAGGATCAGTGAACAATTCTTCGCTAAATATCATGGTTCCAGTTACATCAACAGTGCAGATATATTGAAATTGAAATTGAAATTGAGTTTTAGCATCTTCATCTGAGAAGTTATAAGGAATTCCCTCAAAAGATGACCAATATTCTTTTGGTATAGAAGTAACAGGATATGATTCAGTTATTACTTTACAAATAATACATTCATTACCCCATTTAGAAATAAATTTTACTATATCACCATTATTAAATATTTCTTCATGTGAAACAGCAATCTTTTTTCTTTCTTTTATAGAATCAAATATTTTATTGATTCCTATTTCTAATAATATTTTTGAATTCTTCTGATATGTTAATGTTTCAATAATAAAGTCCTTAGCATTCATTATCTCAGCATGTGATGGAATTCTCATCCAAGTTCTACCGGTCTCATTATCATATTGTAAATGATCTTTCAAACATTTACACAAATATTTATAAGTTAATGGACATTTAGTTTCTAAACCATCTAATCTACCATATCCTTTTTCTGATAAAACTATTGTTTTACCTAACATTAAATAATTTTTAATCTTTAAAATATCCTCAAATATGTATTTTCTATTTTGTATAAATTCAGAATCATTATAAAAGGCAGCAGATTTAGTATTGGGTCCTTTTTTAATTCTAAGACCAACTGTATTTGGTAAGTCACGGATTATAGATTGACCTACTTTACCTTGTTTAAAGGTGTTATCACTATAAACAAATATTTTATTAGGATTTTCTCTAACATAATCAGTTGTCCAATTTCCTTTGAATATCTCTATATTCTTCATATAAATCACCTATTGTTATTTTTTGAAACTCTTTTGATAAGCCTAATATTATATCTATGTTTTTATCTCTCATTATTTCTTTTGAATAAACAGTTTTCATATCCACCATTCTACCGATACGAGGTTTTTTACCAAAAGACATTAATAATCTACCTCCTCTAAATAAATAAATAAGATTGCATTCCTCATCTTCTAAATACTCAAAATCATCAGTATAGTAGCCACAACATACCGCACAACAACATCCATAATAAGGATCATCATAGTAATAATCATCATATCCTTCACTAAAGTATTCTTCAATAGCGGATTCTAATGATATGGTTCTATCAAGTAATTCAGTTTTATTTTTAGTTATCGCCATCTATAATATTATTTATTCTCCAGTCTCTAATATTTATTTTGAAATCTTCAAAAGAGTGTGATTGAGACATTATATCTATTCTTGTATTTATTTCTTTTATTAAGTCACTTAATTCTGTTTCTCTAATTTTAGATTTGCCATCATAAACACATTCAACTTTGTTTATATCTGATGCAATTGTCCAAACAGTTATATTATTATAAATATCAAACATTTTTTTAGTTCTAAGAAGATACTCATTGGCTGTTTCTGAAGATAGATTAGAAACATCAACATAAGCCACAAATATAGGATTGTCTAAATTAAGATCAATTTTATCAAGCATAATAATATTTTTATTTATTATACTGTAAAATACTATTTAGTTTATCATGTCTAGTAGATGAACTACTCTATGGAAGATTCTATGTTTAGCTTCTTGTTTAGGTAAAAAACCACACCAATCAATTTCAGATAATTGTAGTTTTTCTTTTGGAATTATTTCTGAATCTAAACCGATTTCAGAGATATCATTTATATAAACTGTATATAAATATAATTGTTTATACTTTTTTTCACCTTTCTTGTTGATATAATCAATAATAATAGGACTATTTGGATTTGTAATTTTAGACTTATCAATAATAACTGATGATTCTTCTCTTAGTTCTCTGATAGCAGCTTCTATTTCAGTCTCTCCACTTTCTAATCCACCTTTAGGAAAAGAATAAGTACCAAACCATCTTGAGTTGGTTGGATGGCAAAGTAAAACTTTTTGTCCTTTTAGTATAATAATAATTCCTGCGGACTTTTTCATCTTACTTTCAAACGGATCAAAATCAAACCATCTACTAATCATCATATAGTTTTTATTTTGAGTTATATATTAATTATTCCAAGTGTCTTACATCTTTATGAGATGGTTTAGACTCATTAGAATGTGACCATAATCTAGCGAATGGTGTAGTGAAGAAATCATTATAAATTAGAGTATCATCAATATGCAAAGAGATGTTATTTACTCTACAATAGTCAGCCTTAATATGATCCCAAGAACCATTTTCAAACCTCTTTTGAATAGTACCATCTGGAAATTGAACTTCTCCAATTGTATTAGAACCTATTTCTATCAAATGGTCATATACAGAGAACTTATGAGTCCACCTAATACCATAAGATCTTACTTGATTCTCTAATTCAGTTGTCCAAGATCCACCAGTTAAAATATGAACTTCACCACCCGATGAAACAATAGCATTTGATAGAAACTTGAATTCATTTGGTATTGAATCTATAACACCGTGTAAGTCTAAACCTAATTTAAATTTATCACTATCACTTTCATTTATCATATGACTGAATTTAATCACATATTATATATTAATATTTACTTATCTTTTTAAATCTTTACATAAGACTTAACATATTTATCCCACAATTCAGATGGGAACTCATTTTGATGTTCTAGTAAAAAAGAATAGTATTTAGAGTATGTTTCTTTAATTATTTCAAATCCACATCGGTCTAAAGACTTAGATGAAATATCTTTAGAATTTATCTTATGATTATCAAAATTATTTGGATTGTTAATATCACCACTTTGTTTATGACCAGCCATATCTGATGGATCAGACCAATTAAAACAATAAGATGGAATATAATAAGTAAAATACTCATCTAATTGTTTCTCATCTCTTAGTTTAGTGTACCAACTTAATCCTTCATATCCAGTTAGGTCTTGTCTAAAACCAATTTCTTTAATTCTACTCATTTTAACAATAACAGAAGCCTCAAGTGTATTTCTTGTCAGTTCTAATTTATTATTTGTAGCGAAGAAACTTCTTTCTGGCTTCCAAGCATCTCTACCATTTGATATAATACCATCTATAGCTTGTCTGAAATGCCAAGGTAGATAAATATCATCATCATCTGCCAACATAAAATAATCACCAGTTGAATGAGTAACAGCATCTCTACAAATCGCACCACGATTAGTATATGGTAATTTGGTTTGATAATCTATACCGTTATTAATAACAGTTATATTTGAGTATTCAAGACTTGGATTAAGAGAAAACGGGTTTTCTTCATCTGTGTTAAAAATAACCAACTCTGAATTTCTATAATCTTGTTGTAAAAATTGTTCAATGATGCGCTCAACACATCTATATCTACGGAATGTAGTGCATATAAAACTTAACTTCATAAAAATTCTCTCCAATTTGGGTTTTCGACATGAATAGTCACGCACTTGTGATCATTCTGTTTACAAGCTTGATTTATTAATTGAACTTCATATTCGGAATTTTCAAAGTGCATTTCAATTCCTAATTTTATAATATGAGAAAATTTCATTTCTCTATTGGTAAAATAAATTTTAGTAATTCCTAGTTCCTTAGCTAATTCATAAACAAGTAAATGTTCATTTACTTTTCCTAAATGTCTATTATTAGAGTCAAATCTTTTTGTAATGATACAAACATCACTACCTTCATCAACATATTTTTTAGCAAGAGATTGAATCTCTTCTTTTACTATGTTGTAACCTCCATCAAACTCATCATCTAATGTTCCGTCAAAATCAAAACTTATCTTCATATTACGCAGTTATTTCTAAAATTTCAAACTCAATTGTTCCAGCAGGGATAACAACTTTTGCAGTTTCTCCTACTTTTTTACCTAATAAACCAACAGCTATTGGACTATTTAAGGATATCTTACCCATCTTAATATCAATATCTGTTTCAGGAACTATTGTAAACTTCATTTCACCTTTAGTTGTCTTATTAAGAAGTTTTACAGTTGATAAAACAGACACTTGACCAGTATCAATACCAGCAGTGCTAATCAAAACCGAATTAGCCAGTTTTTTTTCTAAATTAACTATCTTAAGTTGTAGTTTTTGATATTCATCTTTAGCAATTTCATACTCTGAGTTCTCAGAAACACCTCCCCTATCTCTAGCATCAGCAAGTTCATTTATCAGTCTTGTTTTTTCTGTAGTTGATAAAAAGTGTAGTTCATCTAATAACTTCTTTTTACCATCTGATGTTAAAATCATCTTTGTCATTATATTATTTGTTTTTTAAGGATTTTTCATATATATCACGGATTGCTTTCAATCCATTTGGTTCTAATTCTCTTGTTCCTATACCAGCAAAGTCATTATTAGTTATAACAGGAGTATCTTTAATCTCTACAAACTGTAGAGTAGAATAAGACCATCTAAACCATTTATCTCTTACTTGATCAAAAACAAAAACTTCTCTTTCATTATTAATACCCATTTGAACAGCATATCCAGTACCACCATCAACTATATCATACTTACCTTTATTGTAATAACCTTTTGAGTTTTTTTCACCAGGTTTGATAATAGTTCCAATAGCAAATACTTGTTTAGAGTATTTAACTTGAGCCCAATTTCTCGCCAAAAGATTCATATACTTATGAATACCATATCTATTGAGAAACTTATTTGCTTTATTTACTTCAGAAATACCTTCTTTATAATCTTCATCGGATATTTCTACTTTGTTTGATGATGTATGTACTTTAGTTTTATATGAATAAGCTTTTGTCTTAACACCAAACTTTTCTCCAATTTTTTCCCAAGCAGTATCTGATCCCTCAGCACCACCAGAATGACAAACAATGTTTGCCATATCAATTGGTTTTTTATCAAAAATATCTATCATTTTAATTCTATTTTTAAACCATCTACATTCCAAATGGCTAAATTGCCATCCATTCTAAAATAAAGGTCTCTTATATCTAAAGGTTCATTAAAAATATACTGTTTAAGTAATAAGAAGAATGAATTTCCGTTACATCCAATCATTTCTTTATATAGAAAGTTTTCACTCTCATCCATATAGGAATTAATTCGAAAATCTTGTACTCTCTTTACTGTGAAAAGTTTAATTTTAAACCTTTTACTATCTATTTCATTTATAATTTGAATAATATCATCAAATGACTCAAATGAGTAAATAACCTCATCATTTTTAACACAAGCTATTTCTAAATTCAAATAACTATACTTGTCAAGTATCTCTTGAATCATCAATCTTTGAGCCTTACCTTGTCTTTTTGGATTAATATTACCAAAGATATATTGTCTAAATTGTTTAGAATTCCAAAATACTTCAGGTACATCAAATCTTTTAAGTAAATCAACATAACTATCGCCTAATTCATTTAAGAACTCTGGGTCATACTTTTTAAGAGATTGCCAGTTAGCCATTCTCATATCAATAGAAATATATTTCTTATCTTCTGAGTATTGAAAACTTTTTGTAGTAGGTAAGTCAGGAATTAAATTATCATCATTTAATTCATTTAAGGCACGAGTTGATTGTAAAAACTGAACAATCTTATTAGACTTCTCAATTTTTAAAGCAAAGATATCACTAAATTCCTCTTCAGCTTTCTCATAGAGAGGAATCATATCTTTAATATTTTTGAATTTTTCTAACCGAGCAAATTGATTGATATAGTAATCAAACTCATTATGTTCGGGAATACTTAAATCAAATAATTTACAAAATCCTTTTATATCTCTCATAGGTTGAATATCTTTTTAATTTTATTTTTCCTCATTTTTATAGTAATAATTCTTATTCTTAGTTGATAAGCTTTATTTAACATTGATTTGTCTGTATTAGTGGTGGATTTACTACCAACACCATAGTTAGAATTAATCAACATTTTATAATAAGCTAGTTCGGTATATAATTTTTTCATACTAATCTTCTCCATGATGGTCTATCTTTTCTATAGTTCTCTTTGACATGATATTAGTAATATCACCAATATTAAAAGGTCTATATTCACCAAACTTCTTAAAAGCAACATCAACTCCAACATCCATAGATTTTCCATAATCAGGAATAGAACCATGTGAGTGACCATAAAGATGTATAACACCTTTATGACTACCTAGCCAAACTCTATGTGAATAATGTGATAGAAAAAGTTTAGTTTTTCCAAGTTCAATAGTTAAAACATCTTGAACAGATGAGAAAAGTTCAATTGGGTTAAATGTAGTATCGTGATACTTTATCTCTTTATCAATTATATGTTGATCATGGTTGCCTAAAATCAAGTGTATATTTTTACAAATAATATAGTTTCTAAATTGAAATATATTTTGAACACCACCAAAACTCCAATCACCAAGGTGGTAAAGAATATCATCTTCTTTTACATACTTATTAATACCATCAACAAGTGCCATATTCATTTCATGCACAGAATTAAAGTCTCTGTATCCAGAAGACCAAGTAGAAATTTTAGGACCCGCAATGTTAGTGTGTCCAAAATGACTATCACTAGTAAACCATATATTCATATTACAAATATATAAATTATTTTTGATTAAACTATCATAATTTAGATATATAAAACATAAAAATAAACATATTAATGAAAAAATTATCCTCTGGAGTTGGTCAAACACCACTTATAAAAATCTCTGAAAGAATCTTCGCAAAATTTGAAGGACAAAATCCAAGCGGTTCAATAAAAGACAGAATGGCTTCTTATATAATAAATGACGCCGAGAAGAATAATCTTATTAAAAAAGGTGATACAATTATTGAAGCAACATCTGGTAACTCAGGAATTGCTTTTGCTTTCTTAGCAGCAGAAAGAGGTTATAAATGTATTATTGTTATGCCTTCTAATATGAGCGAAGAAAGAAAACAAATGTTACGTTTATATGGTGCTAAACTTATTGAAGTCCCAGATGGTAAATTTGATGACGCTATTGCTTTAAGAAATAAAATGGCTTATGAAAATGGTTACTTTAACCCTAATCAGTTTCATAACCCACTAAACATAGAAGCACATGAAAAAGGAACTGCTGTTGAGATTTTACATCAGTGTAAAGGTAGAATTGCAGCCTTTGTTGATGGAACAGGAACCGGTGGAACTCTTATGGGAACTTCTCGTGTTTTAAAGATGTATAATCATTTAATGAAAGTTGTAGCAGTTGAACCAGCAGAATCACCAGTTATGTCAGGTGGTCAAGCAGGACTCCACGGTATTCAAGGAATTGGTGATGGTTCTAAATTCTTAGTTGATTTGAAAGAAGTTGATGATATTATGATTATATCAACTGAAGAAGCTAAAGAAAGAGCTAGAAGATTAGCTAAAGAACAAGGTCTATTTGTAGGAATTAGTTCAGGTGCTAATATTTTAGCATCAGAAAGATTGTTAGAAAAATACCCAGAAATGGAAGGTAATATTATAACTATATTGTGTGATAGAGGTGAAAGATATCTTTCTTGTTTCTAAAAATAATATATAGATAATGAAACACTTAAAAAGATATGATGAATCTATACACGAAAGAGAAGTAGTATTCACTAATAAAAGAAATCCAAGATTAGAAATAATTGTGACTAAATTGCCGTTCCTCAAGGACATGAATGGAGACATATTTTCCCTCACAAATTTTAATATATAAACTATGAAGAAATTAAAAACATATGAAAACTTCATTAATGAAGAAATAGATTTCAGAAGAGGAATCGCAGCAGCTGGATTAATAGGTGCTCTTGCTGCTTCACCAGTAGCAGCTCAAACTAAAACACCAACTTCTATGTCAGTTCAATCTGAACAAGGAATTGATGTTTATAAGAATCAAATTGAAGAAATATCTACAATTAGAAAAGAAAAATCTAAAGATGTGAAACTTTCAATAATATTAGATGAAATTAAATCTAATATCAATAGTAAAGATTCTGCTAAATTCATTGAATTATACACTAAATTAGCTTCTCATATTGAATCAGAATATGGTTACAAAATCCCTGAACAAAAAGTTGAAGAACTAACTGAAGCTGGTATTGCAGGTATGGTTAAAAATATGACTATATTTGAAATAATGGGTTGGTTAGGATCAATCTGTTTAGCAATCTGTGGTATTCCACAAGCTTGGCAATCTTATAAAGATAAACACTCTGATGGTATATCTTGGGGATTTGTTCTTCTTTGGGCATTCGGTGAAGTATTCGCACTAGCTTATGTTTATGATAAATTAGACCTGCCATTACTCCTAAATTACGCAACTAACATCCTAATCTTAGGTGTTATTCTATACTATAAAGTAAAGCCACAAAATAAATTAGAATTATGATAAAGAAATACAATCAATTTGTAAATGAGAATAATCAAGTTCCTGGACCTAACACACCAGGATCTCTTAAATTAGATATTAATGAAACTGAAGCTGAATTATTTTTAAATGAACCTGAATTAGGTGAGTTAATTGCTGATCAAAAAGTTTCTTTAAGTCCGCCACACTTATGGTGTGAAAACAAAGAAGATACTATTAATGTTCTAAGGAATTATAATTTTAAAATACCCACTGATGTTAAAGAATCGGTTGATTCTAAAGGAAAAGAAGAACTTGAAGAGTTATCTAAGAGAATCAAAGAACTTCAAAAAGAATATGAAAAGAAAGCCAAAGAACTTGGTGTTGAAGCTAAAAAAAAACATAAATAATTATGATAAAGAAATATAACCAATTTATAAAAGAAAATAGAGAAGATTCTATTACCGTACCAGGATTCACAAAAGAAGAATTGAATAAAATTAAAGAAACAGCTATGCGTTTGTTATCACCAGGTTTTCATGAAGATTATGAGGTTGGTGCATATCTTAGTTCTGTTGCCAATGATGATCCTAAAATTGAAAAATTATTAGTTGAATGGTTAAAATCACAAGGTGCAAATTTTTATCAACCTGAATACCGTGATTCTATTAGTGAAAAAGACGAGTATAAAGATTTAAGTATGCATAATCCATACTATGGTGATGATAAAGAAGATTTAAAACCTATTGGTGTTGATAATCTTGAATCACAAGGAACTAATGGATTAGTTTCAATATTTAGTCCATTAGAAAGTGATATGGTAGAGGGTTGGAATAATGATGAAAAAGTTAAAAAATTCATTGAAGAAGGAAGATTATTCCTTAATGAACTTAGTTATGATGAATGGTCAATATACGGTATTGAAGGTGACGATGAAGTTAAGAACTATGTAATGAAAAATTATTCTTGGTAAAAATTTAATGTTTAAAGTAGAAACAAACAATCCTCTTATACACAGATTCGATAATTTTATAACTGAACAAGAATGTGATATTCTATCACATTTTATGATAAATATGTGTAAAAAAGACTCATATAAAGTAGATGTTTTACCTTGGTTTGATGGTGATAGAATTTCAATAAAAAAAATTGAAGATAAAACAGTAAAAGAAATTCTAAATAATCATAGAAATAAACTATCCGATATATCATCTTCTTTATATAAAGAAGTATTATACCCAATTCTTACAGATATTGTTTTATGGAGATGTGGTAAGAAAATGGACATACATAAAGATAATGGATATGATGATTCTGGTGAATTTATTAATAGACATTATTCATCAGTAACATATATAAATGATGACTATACAGGTGGCGAAACTATTATAGATAATTATGTTAGTATTCCGAAAAAAGGTTCTATTGTTATATTTACAAGCGATGAAAGATGTTTACATAAAGTAAACACTATAGAGTCAGGTACTAGAATTGTTGTTCCTATTTGGCTAACTAGAAATATTGAACAAATAGAGGTTATTTAATATATGTCTTTAAATTATCCCAAAGTATTCTATAAATATCTTCAATCTGGTCATATCTAATCCTAATTAAACTAATATAATTATCCTCACAATAATCAGATTTAATCTTGTCATTAACCTTTAATCTATCAAGAGCCACCTGACCACCAAAAAAAGATAAAGGTAGAAAATGTTGCTCCCCATCGAATTCAATACACGTCCTCATAGAAGGAATATAGAAGTCAAATGGTAATTGATATATATTTTTACAATCCGGAAATTTATGCTGTCTATCATAATTTATATCATACTTACTAAGAAACTTTGCAATTTCTTTCTCACCTTTAGATTCATTACAATGTGGACAACCAACTCCCTTTAAATGATGATTTGGTCTCTGAGTAAAGTCACCGTGTATCAAACAAGTAATAATAACCTTTTCTCTATCCGTTAAATATATTGTTTTATCATAATTAAATTTATCATCATGTATAATATTAGATTCCTTTATAAATTGTTCAGTTGTTTTTCTTTTAAGAACTCTTTCTGGAGCATATTTCAAATGGTTATGAGCTGTTTGTTCATATATAACACCATCTAATATTACTTTAATCTTTGTATTTGAGTTTTTAAATTCAACTAAGGAGTAATTATATTTTGTTCCCCATTTCTTTTTAGCCTTTTGTAGGAATATACTCTGATCTAAGAATCCTTCAACTGGATATCCAGATAGATGAGAATTTGGATATTGCTCATATATAATATCATCATATATTATCTTAACTCTAATCTTAGAACTAATATATTCAGTTAATGAATAATCATATTTATCAAACCAAACTAACTTTGACTCTGATATAAATTGCTCAGTTGTTTTTCTAACTTGTTTTTGCTCAGGTCTACTACCTTTAAGATGTTTTAAAACTCTCTGTTCATAAACAATATCATTATACATAACATTTATAATGTCTTTTTGCATAACTATATCATTTAGGTTAGGATATGAATATCTATACCCGTGAGTTATCCTTGCTTTTTCTAAAAATTTACCTTTTTTCATATCATATATATAAAATAAATAGTCCTCTCCTGAAATAAATATGAGATAAATTATCATTTTATACCGGAGGAGAGGACTATTTATTAATATATAAAGTATAAAAATAATTAATTAAAAATGGCAAAAAAGGAAGCAAAAGAAGTAAAAAAGTTCGAATTCAGTAAGATTGGTTCGATATTAGATAATATAGCAAAATCAATTCCTATTCAAATTGAAAAAGAAATTAAAGAAAAGAAGTTCATCACAACAGGAGTTTATTTATTAGACGCTGCTTTGTCTGGTAGATTATTAGGTGGTGGTGTTGCTACTAATAGAATAACAGCATTCGCTGGTGAATCAGGAGCAGGTAAATCATTTATCGCTTATTCTGTTTCTAAACACGCTCAAAAAGCAGGATATTCAGTTATCTATATTGATACAGAACAAGCAATTGACTTAGAAGATTTACCAAAATTTGGAATTGATCCATCTTTGGAAAAATTCAGACTTATTAGGTCTAATAAGGTAGAAGATGTTAATATGGTTTTATCTCAACTTGTTGATGAATTGAAAACTCAAAAATTAGATGGATATGAAATTCCAAAATTAATGATTGTTCTTGACTCACTTGGTCAAATGGCATCAAATAAAGAAAAGGCTGATTTATTAAAAGGTGATATTAAACAAGATATGACAAAAGCAAAAGCTTTAGGATCTATGTTTAGATCTATTAACACAGACTTAGGATACTTAGAAATACCAATGATTGTATGTAATCACACATACCTAACACTTGACCTTTATCCGGCTGAGAAATTAAAGGGCGGAAATGGTCTATTATATTCAGCATCAGTAATTGGATTTATGAGTAAGTCAAAACTAAAAACAGGTGAAGAAGATGATATGGACTTAGGTCAATCAGGTATTTCGGTTTTATTTAAAACATCAAAAAACCGTATGGCTAAACCAAAGAAAATCAGATTTGATATATCTTTTGCTCACGGTATGAACCCATACACTGGATTAGACGCATTCTGTAGACCAGAATATTTTGACCAAGTTGGAATCGCTTGTGGTAAAATGGATGTTGATAAGAAGACAGGAGAAATGACTTTTGTACCAGGTGGTAACAGATGGTATGTAAATCACTTAAACAAATCAGTTCCAACTAAGCAATTATTTTCTGCTGAGATATTTACACCAGCGGTTTTAGAAAGAATGGCACCGATTGTAAATGATTACTTTAGATTTAAGTCATTAGATGAAATTGAAGAAGTTGAAAAGAAATTCAATGAGGTGATGGGAGATGATGAGGATAATTCAAATGGATTTGTTGATTCGGCAGATGCGGATGATATCTTTAGTTAATAATAAAAACCAAACCCTTTATGGGTTACAAAAATAAAATAAATAATATGAACAAACAAGAACTTTATGTAGAATTAAAAAAGTTATGGGAATCATTTGAAGTGAATCATAACAAAACAACTAAGAAATCTGATGCTGATGCTCGTAAGGCTTTAGGTGAGATTAAGAAGTTAATTACTCCATATAGAGCAGCTTCAACTGCTGAGGGTAAATCTTCAAAATAATTAAAAAAATAATTTAATTCAATGAGACATTTAATTCAAGAACTAATAAGACAGAGAAATGTTAAAAACTTTTCAGTCGATGATTTATATAAAGTAGGTATGGAGAATGTCAAACAAAACATTGAGTTTTATTATGACAAAACATACACTTGTGAATCAGTCATAAAAGAGTTATTCATAAGAGGAGTTGTCAGTTATATTGATAAAGATAAGTTTCCTTGTTTAGAAAAATAAGGTGGTGGATCGTCGACAAAATTGGTCGGCCCTAAAAACCCTCTAATTATTAGAGGGTTTTTTTATTGTAGTGACATAATATCTTAAAAAGAAAATTGACCAGAATATTAGGTTAAATATACAATTAAATACCCAAAACCATCTAATATTATATCTATAGATTAGAATAGCATCTATAAATATAGACACAATTGATAACATTAGAA